AAATTGTTGAATCCTTAGTCTCTTTACACTTATCAGAACGATCTTTCAACTCATAACACATGCTAGTCGCAAGTGCATACATCGCTGAAATCTCTTTGGTACGCAAATCAGATACCTTACCATCTAAAACATCAGACGGATTAGGTAGATCACTAGCAATCTTGCGATGTGCCATGAACTTGATCGCAGTACCTTCGCCAACACAACCTGCTACAATATCAGTCTGTAAACCTTCTGGCAATACACCTGCCTCGCCATCAAGGAATTCACCAACATAAGTCCATGAACGAGGTGTTGCAAATCCACGCGACGATGACTTAGGATCAAACTGATACAAATCGTTCTTTGCAAAGTTCAAGAAACCTACCACATCAGAATTGATTTTTTTATCTACTGCCCAGTTAAACCAATCGTCAAAGTCTACACGCAACTCAAAGTGAACAAAACGGTTTTCCAACGGCTTAGGCATACGATACGATACACCCTTGTCAGACTCACGGTTGCCTGCTGCCATCACAACAACATTTTCTGGTAACACATATTGACCAATCTTACGATCAAGAATCAACTGATATGCTGCTGCCTGTACACTAGGCGCTGCTGAGTTAAGTTCGTCAAGGAACAAGATAATTGTCTCATACTGTGCAGACAATTCTGCGGTAGGTAGATCAGATGGTGGTAGCCATTGCATAGTACCTGTATCAACATTAGGCACAGGATAACCACGAAGATCGGTAGGCTCAAATAATGCCAAACGCATATCAATTACTTTGGTAGTACCAAGTACACCAGAATCAGCAATAGATTTAACCATTTCCGATTTGCCAATACCAGGAGGTCCCCACATAAAGATAGGACGCTTTTGACGGAATGCAATCGGTAGAATCTGATTTGCTTCTGACATCTTGATAGTACGAGTTTGCGTTACATTAGACATAATACTTTTCCTTTTAGGATTTACTTAATTTAATTTACTTAATAATTATAACAAATAACTGAGAGACTGTCAACTCTTTTCGACAACTATTTAAAGATAACGCGGACCTGTCCATTGAACAGTATAACCACCATCAACAATGTTACCACGAGGCTTATTGCGTGCTGGAGTAGAATAACCTGCTGCCATCAAGATATCGCCTTTTTTAAATTTAACATCATCATCAACATTAACAACGAAGCCCCATACAGCACGATCAGTCATTACTTTTATGTATTTTTTACCAACTTTGTAAGACAACCCATCATTGAAGTCTTTAGTCATACGCTGACGAATTTCAGACTTACCACCAACAAACAAGTAGTCTGCTTTGATGTTGTCTAACAAGGTATTCATTTCAGTGCTAAGTACAGTATTCATAATCTTTCTCGCTTTGCTTTATTAACTTACTTAATAATTATATCAAGGATCCTTACTTTTGTCAAGCGTTTTCAAGTATTTTTATGAAAATAAATTACGAGAAATTATTACTTTCATAATCTCGCTCGTGCCTGCATATATACGCTGAACGCGTGAATCAAGGAATGCTCTCGCCACTGGATATTCCATCATATATCCATAACCACCATGTAATTGTAAACACTCATCAATCACTTTACATTGTAGTTCAGAAGTCATCAACTTTACTTTTGCTGCCGTAACATCATCTAACTTACCTTCTACTAACAGTTCAAGACAACGATCAACGAACACTTGTGCTACTGTAATGTCAGTATCCATTTCTGCTAACTTGAACTGAGTGTTCTGAAAAACTGCAATAGGTTTGCCAAATGCTTTACGCTCTGCTGTATATGCAATAGTCTGCTGTAGAATAGACTGTGCTGATGCAATAGCACCTACCGATACTGACATACGCTCGGTTGGTAATTCACTCATAAGCATAATGAAACCCATACCTTCACTTCCCAATAGGTTCTCTACTGGAACGCGAACATTATCAAAAAATAATTCAGAAGTATCTTGCGAATGTAACCCGATCTTCTTCAAGTTCTGACCACGAGAGAATCCGACACTATCTGCTTCTACTAAGAATAGAGAAATTCCCTTTGCGCCCGCTGTCGAATCAGTCTTTGCAACTACTAACACTAGATCAGCATGTTGACCATTAGTAATGAATACTTTAGAACCATTCAATATATAATCGTTGCCATCTTTTACTGCTGTCGTTTTAATACCTTGCAAATCTGATCCTGCTGCTGGTTCTGACATAGCAAGTGCTAATACAATATCGCCCGTAATACATCCCGGAAGATATTTTTCTTTTTGTTCTTGTGTACCATAATTCATTATATATGGAACAGTGATATCCGAATGAATACTAAAACCTACCGCTGGACTAATAAATCCCATCGCTGATAGTTCTTCACCGATGACAGCGTTGACTCGGAAATCTGCTTCCATTCCACCAAACTCTGCTGATACATTAGGTGATAATAATCCCGCTTCACCTGCTTTACGCCACATTTCACGATCTACTTGACCATCTTCTTCCCATTGCTCATAGAATGGAGCAATATGCTCAGTCGCAAAACTACGCACTGCATCTCGGATTAGATTGTGTTCTGTTTCAAAAATTGTTCTTTCCATTTCTTTACCTCTTGTATTGCATTGTATTTGTATAACCAACAAGTAATCTGAATATTCCACCAATGGGAGCGTAGAATATAAAGATACCTATATTGTTCGTGCTTAGGAAACATTATCAAAATTCAAATAAATCAGAGAATGTGTTATTCGCTGCTGCTGATTGCAAATCCCATTTCAACACACCGATTAGATTTTCAATCTTCTTGGTGATAATAGTTTCTTCCATTAATCCATCATCGAATGGTAGTTCTTTAAACCAATCAGGAATACGCTTAGTGTCAGTAGGATAACCAATACTAGTCATACCCATCGGATTCTTCTTCAACTTACACACAATCGTTTTCATACCATCAGTGATATCAATACTATATGCATCATCATTGATATGTTTCAAACGATTCCAATTGATTGCTGCCATCGCATGACCAACACCACACTTACCAATCTTATTATATTTCTTTGTATGATTAGTCAAGTTGTTTACACGCTTAGGTGTACCCTTCTGCCAACTATCCATTGCCCTGAACTCACTACGGAATGCCACAATACGATCTATTACGATAGGCTCGTCAACACTGGTTAGTACCATTTCAAGAATCTCTTTCAAGAACTCTTGCATGAACTTAGGTGTATCACTACGCTTCAAGTCAAGTCCCATCGCTTTGATTTTGCCGGGCTTGCCATCTACATCAGTTCGCTTTCCCTCGTCGTCAATCACCATAAGTGCATAACGCTTCTTTTTTACAAAGAGACCAGAACTCGCAACAACTTCACGACCCGCTGCGATGATCGTTCCTAACGCGTGTGTCGCATGGAATGTGTCTTGCATGAATTTAGCAAAAGAAGTATCAACCTCTTCGCATACCGCATCGTAATACGCAATCATTGTATCTTTATCCCAGTTAATCGAACCATCTTCGATTTGATCTTTTAGGATAGGATATGCACTAAAGTACGCAGAGTCAGTATCACCATATACAATAGATTTACCTACGTGATTGTATTCACCAGCAATAACTTCATTCACTTTCGCAGACATATGTCGAGCAATGCAACGACCTGTCAGTGTAGTCGACTGACCCAATCGCTCATCAAAGAAACGAGATCCAGGGTTTAGTAGGGCACCATACAATGAGTTAAGCAAGATCTTTTTAACTAACTGTCGTTTATCCCAATATGCAAATTTATCGCCACCTTCATCGCGAGAATCACGTGCTTTTGCTTGTAGTACCTTTCGTTCTGCATACCAAGTTTCAAGCAATTGTGGAACAATGCCCTTCTTCTCATGTGTGAATAATGTACCGTTTGCTGTAAGTATCCAAGGTTGATCACTTTCAAATACAAGTTCGTAGATTTCTGCACCAGATAAAGTATGAGCAGTACCATCTTCAAATTCAAGTGTCAGTAATGACGTGGTGTTCTTTTCCATAACCATTTCATATTCTATACAAGCAAATCTACCTTCCCAAGCCTTTGGTACGTTTAAGTCATGCTCTTCAAGCATCTGTCTAGTATGTGTGTGCTTTATCTGACCAATAATTGTCTCGGTAGACATATTACATGCACGCAAGATAGACGGATATAATGAATTCAAGTCAATTGATGCGATGTCTCTATGAACACCCTTCACAGGAGTTGCTACATACGCTCCTGCTGCTGCAATAGGCTTTTCTCCACGCTTCTTGTCAGGTACAATTAAACCGTTTGCATGTGCTTCATTAATGATTGCCTGATCAATCTGTGCAACTGATCCCATTGTTGTTGGTAGTAGAACAGTGTTCGAGTGTGCAATAAGATTTGCCAAATCAATAAATTGAAGTTTCTCATCTAATCGAACCATCAAGTCAACATCTTGTATACTATACTGAATGAACTTAAAAAAGTCATTATGGTATAATTGATCTAGTGTTCCTTCGTATTCAACCTTTTGATCACCTAATTCATATTCACATATAGCATCCAATGAGTATGAGTGCATTTCGTGATATGTATATTTACGATACAATTCAAGATAATCAAGATGTATACGACCAATCAAATCATATGTCTGTGTTTCTTTTCCGTATTTAACAACTTCTTTCTGCTTTGGAAACTGATCCCATAAACATAATTGTCGTGTGTGACTCTTACTCAATATACGCGCTATACGATTTACTGTATACGGAATATCAAATCCCTCACTGTTCCAACCCGTCAACACATCTGCTTCTTGAATTAACTCCAAGAATGATATCAACATTGACTCTTCAGTCTCACACAAGATAGCATTGTCAAACCTATCAACAATCGCTTGTGCATCTTCCTCAGTCATTGTACTAGGCTTGATTACCAAACACACTGTTTGTTTCATCCAACTCATATGCACCGATATAGCAGTAATCGCGTTAAACGGATCATCTGGCGGCGCATAACCTATCTCTTTATTAAAGTCTGTCTCGATATCGAATAATGCTACGTTGAGTGTGGGTGGTTCAGCATCAAGATAATTATCTGCGAGACATCGAAACACTGGGTTTGTGTCACTCTCAAATAAACCTTTACGATGATGCAACTTCTTCTCTGCGGCAAATTTACGACCAGAATTACACACCACTCGCTCTAACGAATCACCAAAGATCGAAGTATATTTTCCCTTCGGTGACGGATAGTACAATGTATGATGCGCAGGATATTCAAGAAAACGACGGACACCATTCACACGTTCCACCACATGAATGATATCCTTGTCACGATCAATTAACCCATCGACATAACTCATTTACAGAGTGCGTCCAGTGATCTCAAGGATATCTTCCAGTTCACTGAAATCTTCACGGTTCTTTTGAAATTCTGATTTATATGCAATACGGATTGCTTTGTTTAGAATTGCAGGTTTTACATCTAGTTCTTCTGCAATTGCTGCTACGGTATCCTTTAGACCTTCTTTTAACACATTCACTTCTTCTGTGATATGCATGCCTTCAGTGATAATTTGCTTTAGTTTTTTTACGTCTTCTGGTGAAAAATGAGCCATTTTGATATTCTCTTTAAATTAATGAATATGCATATTAGTCAATGCATTACACTATAATACACTATAAACACAGAGTTGTCAATTGATTTTTTAGGTTATTTACAAAGAGAATGATAATTGCACTGAGTAGTGCAATCAAGGGATACTACAAGTCTAATACAACTCCAGTGGAAAATGGTGCATTAGTAACCACTAGTCTTAAATTGTTTTTATGCGTTTCTGGATTCTTTAATAACTTAGACAAGCCTAATGTATTTTTTTCATCATATGCTACTTGAACTGTCTGGTTATCTGCTAAGTCACGCTTACGCATTCTAAAATAGAAATTACCTATTTTATTAATATACTCTTCTACTGTATAGAATTTTCCATTTAAATTCAATATATTATTATCACCAACTTCACCAATTGCATTCATAGGACCCACATACATATAATCAATAGGACCGCCCATTTCTTCGTTACCTCTCATGATGCTTTCTACATAATCATCTGGTACACGAACAAATATTTCTGGAATATGCTTTGCTGCGATAATATCACCATTGCTTAATCCCAATTCATTCTTCATAAACTCTTCAATTCTTGCGAATATCTTTTTGAATAAATCTGGGGCTACTGAATTAATGCCCGCTGCACCACCACCACCTAATGAAGGAGCAGTTGTTCCTTTCATTGAGATACCATATTCTTTACCAGTACTATCAGTTATGAATATATCAATGTATCGTTCTTTGTTCATTGCATTCATTCCCTCATTACTACGGGATGACTGCGCTGTAATACCCATTGTGTCAATAACACTGCCTGGGTTATTATTGATAATGTTTATTAAACCATATTCTTGCTTTTCAGAAGTTTCTTTTTTACTACCAATACCACCGAATTCTTTTGTTTTCAGTAATTGAGTGAGTCGTATTGAACCACCATCTACCAACTCAAATATCGCTGGTATATCATTCTTCTGCAAACGCTCAATCACATCTGAATCATTAACTAACACAATAGATGGCTCAGTCTCTCCAACTTTTACAAATGGAGAACCCGATTGGATTTTTGCTATGAATGTTTCCAAACGTTTGCCTCCATATTTGCGTAACTCTTGTTGAGTTAGCGATGCTTCTTGTAAAAATTGTATTGCTTTCATAATAGTTCTCTTATTAAGATGGTATGCACTTATTGCACTGACATGAATCACACACTTTAATTCGTCTAGGCGGTTCGCCCAAGATGGTTAGTGTGCGATATTTTGCGGCTTGGCCATGACAGATTCCACCACATTGCTTGCATTCTGTCTTACTTTCCAGTGAGGGTTCAAACATTACTTTTTCGCGTTTAATTTTGCTTTCTTTCTAGCAGATTCAAACATAGATGATGCCTGTTCTGCAACATGTACAGTATCTAGCAAATATGCTGATACACCAGCCGTTGATTTTAATTTCCAAATCGCTGCTGCTTTGGTTGCTGCTTCATAACTAGTAGATGCTTTAACTTCAATTGGTTGCTTCTTTACATGAAGCACTTTATACGGACGCAATGCTTCTTCTTCTGTAACACCTACAGTTGGTGCTAGTGGTAGATTTTCAAGAGATTTAACTGCATCGTAACCTGTCTTGATCTCAGTAATTATATCGTACGCTGCGCGTAACTTATCAAGCACTTCTTGTGATACTTCTTCTTCATCTTGTACCATTTTGTGTAGACGTGTTGCACTTTTTGCAAGCATGTACAATGTGTACTTAGCCATTACACCAGTGTCTTCTTCTTCACTTAATACGCCTTCGTTAATTTTTTTGTTTGTCATGGGGATTTCCTGTTTGGTTGATTCTTCAATTTTACGAATTACGTTGTAGCCTTGGCTATCATCAATTCTGTATGTGTCGTTATGTACTGGGATAGATTTTCTAGATTTACCAAATCCTACAATTACTGTTCGCTTATCTTTATCAAGATTGACTCCTACTATTTCTGCTACATTAGTATCATCAATTTCAATATAAACTGTATCACCACGTCCAAGCAAGTTAGAAACTTCTTGTGATAACGGTAATGTTGAGTTTTTACCAGATTCATCAAATTGGCTGCCATGCTTTATTGATTTACCTGTCATATTGCGCCACCATTTTTTCATCTTACTTGATAACTTCTTACGATCCGCTGGATCTCGTATATCAAATTCATCAGTATATGAATCAATAATTTCTATAATAAACTGCTGCTCACTAGAATCGTGTATATTATATAGATTTATAATCTCAGTTCCATATTCTATTGCATCTGCGCCGTACATGTGATTCCAATTCGCAAGGTCTTTTTTCTTTATTTTTGTGTTTTCACTTAATTGATTAAATCTCATTTCTATTTCTTATCCAGTTTGTATTGCCTAAAGCCTTTAAATGATTTATTTGATTTTCCTGAACCTAAATGTCCTTTCGGATCAACTGCCTTTCTAGAAGCCATTTTGGTAGTTCCGGGAGTCATTGGAAACGAAACACTGGCTATATTGCCTGCCATTGTATCACCTGCTGCTGCCTCTTCACTTATAATTTCATTAATTTTCATAGTATTATTTATGCAATAATGCACTTTACTCCTTATCTGTTTGCTTAACTAATTGCTTCGATATACGTCTATCTTGCTTTTTGCTAGACTTCTTCGCTTTCTGTTTCTTTGCAACTACTGTCCTATGTTCATATAATTCATAATCTTCTTCGTCTTTATGTTCTAGTCCTGTCCATATTTTTGCATCTTCTTTTGCAACACTATTCATAGGACCATGTAAATCTTCGATGTCATGGTGTTCTACTTTCTTGTTAGCCATAAATTGTCTCCCTACATAACTATTTATCTATAAAATTGAACTCTCATCTTTGCATTATTTGCAACTTTTAAACTCGCTTTATTATCTGGGTTAATCATGCACCACAATTGTCTATCGTAAAATATTTCTTTTATTTCCTTAATCGCTGCGGTCGCTATACCATTATTTTGATATATACTTGCAACCAAATATGCAGTCTCGTGTGTATCTTTTATCTCTATTGCACCTGCAAGTATACCACCGTTAATCCAAATACCCCATGTATTATACTCAGTAATAAATGATAACGCTACTTCTTTTGTAAATGGCCACGTGATGTATGCTGCTTCTGCTATATCTTTCTTTACGATGGATTGCAGTTTATATACATCAGTAGCCTTTAATCTACATACAGTAATATCCATTATTTCTCTATATCTTGTTCACTTATGGTTACATTTGGATACTGCTTATTAAATACCTTCACCAATGCTCGTCTGTCAAAATCATGTGCAGTACGTCTTGATACTAACGCTGCTAGTTTGTTTAAACCATACGATGGGAATTCTTCATGAATTTTTGACATCATTTCTGCTGCTTTTTTATACATCTTTCCATGTGATGGAAGTACCATACCCATTAATGCGCCAACTGATTCATCTAAACCCTTATCTGCTGTTGCAATAAGTCTAATGTCATTGTATCTAACTAAGTCTGCATCATTTAATTCAGCACTGATTTCTTTTTTACCTTCGGTCCACTCTATCTGTGCTTGTTCTGCTGACAATTCACCTGATTGCTTACGACTACCAATATCTTTCATTAATGCATCTAATTCATCTCTTAATACATCAGTTGATGAATCACTATGATAAATTACACTGTCGGAGTCTTCGGTAGGATCCCATTGAAAAAATTCTTTATCACCCTTTGCTCTTGGATTCCATCCATACACAAACACACCAGACATATTTGCTAATCGTTCCCATAAGGTCTTGCTACCTTTAGACTGCTGATAATCACTAACAATAATATGACCATAATCAACTATCGCCATTTTATATAATAACGGTGCTATACCTTTTCCTTGAATCTCTTCATCAAAGAACACAACACTCTTACGCATGTCTGCATACTTGTGTTCAGATTTTAATCGCAACTCACCTAAAAATCCGTCGTCGGATGGATCTTTTACCAAGAATGATACATCGCCTCCATCATCAATTGTATGAATCTCATATCCGTTTATCTTCTTACCAGTTGATTCAGTTGATCCTACCATATCATCTAGATCAAACTTTGACATATCATCTTTTTGAACATCTGATGAATACTCTATCTCATCAATACGATCTTCTTTAACAATACCATTAGCGATACGTACACTTGCTCTATCCATCATACGCTTCACTTTCATGATGCCTTTACCAGTTTTAAACAATCCTTTCAACACTGGAACTGTCATAGTCAATGCTGCGCTTAATGCTACTATCTCTTCACCAGACAATGACATCAATGTCTTTGCTATTTCCATAGCGTCTTCTTTAATGGTAACTACTTCATTAATTTTCATTCTTATTCTCCTAGTCCCATATTAAATAATTTATGAGATGAACTGCCGCCCAATATAGGCGGACCCTTCTTTGTTATTTTGTTTCCGAACTTTGCTGCTTGTCGCTCAGTTTCACCCGGCTTTACATCTACTGTGGTATTAACGCCTGGCACAATCTTACCATCTTCTTGTACCAATTTACTATGTCTATCTTTGAATACCTTCTTATCACCCTTGGTAGTCTTCATTACAGGTTGATTGTGAGCATCTTTTGTAAACCCCTTTACAGTTGCTTTACTGTTCTTGAATTTACCAACCAGCACTTCATCACCTACTTCTATCGTAGGTAATGTTAGTTTTGTTGGTTCTACTATTTCATTAATTTTCATATACTATATTACCATTTTTTACAAGACCAATATCCTGCTGTAGTTCTATCTTTTTTATCATCACACTTATGACGTGCACGAAAACTCTTTCTTGCTGCTGGATTAGACTTTCTAATACGCATATCAGGATCACCAAAGTTAACTTTAACTACGTTACCTTTGTCATTCTTTACATACACTTTGAACTTCTTAACATCACCCTGCATAGGCTTGCCTAGTTTAACTTTGCGTCCTTGATACTCTGCTTCGTCTAAGATTTCTAATTCATCAAATAACATACTTACTTCACCTTCGTATGTGTACTCTTCTTCACTAACCTTAACACAATTGTTTACACGAACACCATTGTCTATTTTTGTACCATCTTTGCGATACCCTTTCCAACACTTAGGGTCTAATCGCTGTGTTATCTTTTTTGCTTCGGTTATATCGTTGTTCTTAGCATGACAATCACAATGTGCACAATCTGGGCCACATTTACATTCGGTTATAGGCTTACCGCAACATGCTTCTGAGCACATTTCT